CAATATTAATTTGGTTAAAATAAACAATTTAAAATGTTTTTCAGACACGCTCTAGTAAACTAGATATTGATGCTGCAAAAACTATTGATGAAATTGGACAGTTAATAGACATTCCCATGAAAGATTTTATGATGATCGGTTCGGAAACTTACTATAGCGTTAAAGAAAATGAGGATATTTAGGAGGTGGTTTGATTAAACTATCATAATATAACCACAGATGATATGCGGAATGGCGATGGACTTAGAACAGTTTTATGGGTTGCTGGGTGTGATCATCACTGCGATGGTTGTCAGAACCCGATAACTTGGAATCCGAATGGAGGAATCTATTTTGGATATGCTGCAGAGCAGGAGCTTTTTTATCATCTGTATAAAAAACATATTAGCGGTGTAACGTTTTCTGGGGGAGATCCGTTACTTCCTGAGAATCGTGTCACTATATTTCATTTAGCTAAATATATCAAGCAATATATTCCGGGAAAGACAGTCTGGATTTATACCGGATATTTGTGGGAAGAGGTTAAAGATCTGCCAGGAATGCGATGGGTTGACGTTTTGGTTGATGGAGAATTTAAACAGGAACTTGCTGACGTCAAATATCACTGGGCTGGTAGTACAAATCAAAGAGTGATTGATGTACAAGAAAGTCTTAAAGAAGGACGAGTTATTTTGAAGGAGGATTGAAATGGTAGATAGCCTGATTATCAGTATCGATACAACGAACGGCAAAGATAATACAGTATTAATTGTTGGAAGAAAGAAACCTGCACAGGAGATGGAGATTATCAACGCATTTCAGGGAGAAGAAGCGCTGGAATTATATAGCCGTTTGAGTACAGTTAAGAAAGGAAAAATGTCATGATTTTATTTAATGGCGTTTTTAAATTGATTGGATGTATCTTATTATATATTTCTGTATATAGTGGGATGAGAGCATTTATTGGATTCAATTTAAGTAAAAAAGATAAGGTCATAACATGTTTGTTTACACTTGCGGCAGGTGCTTATTTAATTGCGGGAGATTGATATGGAATACATATATAAGGAAGTTAATTTCACAAAGTATTGTCCTCTGTGCGAGGAATCAGATACATGTGAGGAGAAAGACCCATGTAATGTATGTTTGTTCTTTCCTATGAATGAGCATTCAGAGAAACCGGTCTATTTCAAACCTAAAAAGAAATAATCATTATTACGGAGGAGACTATTTATGGCAACCAGAGATTTACACGATCAGAAAATTCTCAGAGCTTTGGAGGGAATTGAGAAGCAGCTTAAAGTACAGAACGGAATATTCGGAGATATGTCCGCCGGAGTTAATTGCAATATGAAATGTAAAGAGAAAGACGGAAAGATTGTTACGTCTAATCTTCGCATTTTCACCAATCCGGACGGAAGTAAGACACCAATTGTTCCATCTGTACATGTTAGATATTATGTACGATTTACTACGAAAAGCGGCGGTGATGTAACCAATATCACGAATGGTAAGGCTTTATGGGATAGTAATAATGTCGAAGTATTAAACTCGGCTATTGAGATTTATTTTTACGTGGAGGGATGAAAAAGTGAATGATTAAGAAATGGATGCCACAATATCAAGGTAAACCAATGCCACCTGACGAAATTGACATTTGTCCTAAGTGCGGTGGAACTGGTTTAAGTACTTCGGGAAGAAAATGCGCAAAGTGTAAAGGAACAGGATATTACCATCGAAAGGATGAATAAAAACAATGATTCAAGTAATACAGCATGGAAATAAAAAGAGAATCGTGTGCCAGAATTGCGGCGCTCTTTTAAGTTATGAGAGAGAAGAGAAATGAGTAAATCATTGTGTCATGATTGTCGACATAATTGCACCAATCATAAAACTAAATCCTGCATCAATTATAAAGGAATTTGGTGTAATGTCGAATATGGTAGAGTTATTAAAAAGAAAATCAAGGGATGCAAGGATTACGAAAGGAGAGAAAAATGAGTCATATAGGTATAGGCGGAAATCTCATTCAGCCAAATAAGCAGTGTTTGTCTTGTAAATATTGGGAACCAGCTCATAAATCTTATTTTGGATTTTCTATAGGCGGTGGCTGTAAAGCTGGATATTGTAAGAAAAGGGGTATAAAGAAATGATCAAAATTATTAAACCTGGATATAGAAAAGAAGTTGAGTGTATTAAATGTGGAGCTCTTTTAAGTTACGACGAAAAAGAAGATGTGCAAAAAGAAGAATCTAAAATTTCAGCTGGTGGTCAGGGATTTGCAGTGAATGCCGGACGATATATTATTTGTCCTCAATGCAAAAATAAAATTATGTTAAGTGCTGCAAGATAAGGAGCAGAAAGAATGCAAAGAGAAAAATTTGTTGATGGTTTACGCAGCGGTGTTAAATTTACAGATGCTGAACGAAATGAGATCGTCAAAAAGGCTGTAGAACATCGTGGAATTGAAACGACAGGTATTATATGTATGGAAGAGATGGCAGAATTACAACAGCAGATCAGCAAATATTTAAGAGGATGCGGAGATATACTTTGTCTTTTGGAAAAAATGGCAGATGTTTATATTTGTTTGAAATATATTGAGAAAGTTTTTGAAATTCATCCAGATCAAATTCTAAAAGCCATAGATGTAAAATTATTAAGAGAGAAGGGACGATTAGATGATTAAGTTACTAATCTTTTTAGCTTTTATTTATATCCTGGCATCTGTGTTAAAAATATTTATATCCGACTACGATAAATGTTATTCGGAAATGGAAAACGCTGGGATTGCAGCTTTCAATTGTTGTTGCGGGTTAACTGGCGGAACTCGACACACTGATTATCTGCAGGAGAATTGCGTTGATTGTCCGTATTTAGTGTTGTCCGATAAGAAAGGAGAAAAGAAATGATCAAATTAGAAGTTGAGGAGTATTGTGATGACTGTCCGGAGTTTGACGCTCATGTAGAGAAAGAGGTACTATTCGCTGGTTATTCTAAGAAATATTGTAACACAAATATTACATGCGAGCATAAAGACAAATGTAAACGTTTAAAAGATATGATTGAAAAGGAGGCTAAGAAAAGAAATGATTAAATTAGAAAATGTGGTTCTGGATAGTCTAGAGCAGATGAAGTTTATTATCGAAGGTATGCGAAATCCTATGAATTCATGGGAGAAGAGTGATAGTGGCATAGGCTGCGATGACCATTTATGCAGAAGCCATTGCGCGTTTAGTCCTGAGTGGTGTGGTAACACTCAGAGATATGTAGTAGGTCTTAACGACCATTCTCTCATGCAGCGCTTATCCAACGCAGGTACAGAGCATCGAAAGTATATGAGGATGATGCCGGTATATGTGAGAATTACAGCGCCGTTGTATTGGTGGAAAGAATTCGATACATACAAGGTTGGTACTGTCGCTAATAGCTGTAGTACAATGCATAAGATTCAGGAGAAGGAGTTTACACTGGATGATTTTTCACACGAACATCTCGACATCCGAACACGTAAGATTTTAGAAGAAACAATAAAGGCGTTAAATGATTATAGATATATATATATTAACTATAATCCAGATGATTTTGAAATCAAAGGTTGTCCGAGCAAAAAAGACATTTGGTGGCAGATGATTCAGCTTCTTCCGAGCAGTTATAATCAGACCCGTAATGTTATGATGAATTATGAGGTGCTGGCAAATATTTACAGACAGCGAAAGGGGCATAAGCTGGATGAGTGGAGAGAGTTTTGTAAATGGATTGAGAGCTTGCCGTATAGTGAGATGATTACTGGTAAGGAGGATTCAGATAATGAGTGATGACAAAGTATCCGTAAAAGAAGCTCTTGATAAACTGTATGATTTATCATGGATGATCGGATCTACGGCGATGGAATATTTAACCGATAAAGATGGTGAAAAAATAAGAGATTATATTGGGGTAATCGAAGATCGAATTAATGATTTGGAGGGGGAACTGTCCGAATTTAAAAAGTATTTTGAACCATACGATATTGATGAGGAAAATGCTGAAGCTATTATTAGATCAAAGTGCCCCAATATAGACTCGGCCAAGGACTACATTCAGTCCCGACTTGCCGAAGATGATCCTATGAATTTTAGTGTTGGAAAAATTGTTCATGATCTCATGGCTAAAGAACTTGCTGAAGATCTTAGGAAACAGATTTTAGAGGAGTATTCGAAATGATAGCTTTGATATTCGGAGTGTTATTTGCGGTGTCGTTTTTAGGATTTGCGATAACATCCAGGATTAAATACAACGCTGCGTCACATCTCTTTTGGGGTGTGGCGTTTATTATTTTCACGGTATGCTTCACCTGTGCATTTTGCTACACCATTGGAACATCTGATTTACCGATGTGGGTTAAATTTTTATTATTAAAATGAGGAGGAATTGTGTATGAGATGTAATCGAAGAATAGTAACGAATGGCGCTTACAGAAGATTCAGGCGATTCGTTAGATGGTTTAAGAATTCTGGTGCTGGAGCTCGTTGTGTTAAAAATAACAAACGAAAAATGGGCGGACAGAATACACTTCGTCCAGTTCAACTCAGAGTATGGCGCGAAAGAAAACATAATTAAAATAGAAAGGAAAATTTAAAAATGAAGAAAAAACTCAGATTTATTTTACTCACGGTTTTGTGTCTCTGCCTTATTGGCGGAGTTACCGGCTGTGCGGCGCTGGATGACACTATTAATGAGATCAAAGGAAATCTCGTAGGTAATGGCTACACAATCCGTACTTACGATAACTATGGCTCAAAAGTTATGACAACCACTGGAGATAAAATCAATATTCAGGGCAATCCGGTTAAGACGACTTCTTATAGTAGCGACGGATCTGTTGTTACGGGATACGAAATGTCATCCGTGATCACAATTAATATTGACAGCAAAGAAATTCAGAGTTGTGGTGATACATGTATATTTGAACAGAATGGGCTACAGGCTGACGTAGACTTTGTACAAACTGATATTTACAGTCAGTCGACTGGTAAGCTTTCCGATAATACATATGTAGCAGGTATCGTGAATAAATATAAGAATTACTTTGGTAAGTCACGAGTTGTGGTTATTAAAAGTCAGCTTGGACAGCCTATCGTAGCATATTCAGGAGATGATGTATATTGGAAGATTCCTAAAGACTTGCCTAAAATGACAAAATTGATGATTGATGGTAGGGCTCTTTATATTCACAGAGCTAATTTTCAGATTATTGATACAGCGTTGTTGGATTAAAAGGAGAAGCAATCATTTTTTCGCGTAGAAAACATCTTCTATAATGAGAAAATTATTTTAAGGAGGAATTTATATTATGACAAATCAAGGCAAGGTAAAAGCAGTAGTATTAGCAGGAACCGGGGCACTGGGAATGTTGTATTGGAAAATGGCGTGCAAAGATTGTGATTCTATTGAGGATTGCGATTCAACGGGCGTTGCCATTCGAAAAGCTACTAGCAGTGTGTTATGGGGGATGCTTTATTGCACAGCGATAAAAGTTATAAGTGATATAGCATACAAATAATTTTATCAAGACATTGGACTCAGAGTAAAATCTGGGTCTTTTGTTTTTGCTCAAGCCATTATAATAAGGAAAGGATTTTTCAGAAATGAGAGGTAGAGCACCCGATCCGGGACGGTCAGTTAAAGCAATTAAGAGGGATAAACAAAGACACTATGCCGGGTTAGAGTATTATGGAAAGACAGTCGATATGAGTTGGTTTAAAAGAAAACCGTATGATATTAAACAGAATAGAAAGGGAGATGACTAATGTGGAGCATCTTATACAGAAAATAGCTGATATTGCTAAAGAAAAAGATTGTCATGTTTGGTTAGGAATTAGGCCGGACGGTAGTTTGATAATCTATGTATATGCCAGAAGCAACGACTATCGAATTATCAGCGCAGATTGGTCTGAAGAAAGTATATTAAATGTGATTAAAGATGCAATTAGATTAGCGGAGGAATAATAATGACAGGAAATGAATATCAGGATTTAGCAGCTAGAACTATTAACAAAGGATTGACTTTTGAAGAGCAGAAGTTTCATGCGCTTCATGGTATGGTTGGTGAGATTGGGGAAATCCATTCTATTTATCAGAAAATGTATCAGGGACATGCGTTTGAAGTCGATCATGTAAAGAAAGAATTTGGGGATTTACTTTGGTTTATCGCTGAATATTGCACAGCTAAAGGATGGAGCCTGGATGATATCATGCGCATGAACATTGACAAACTTAAAGAAAGATATCCGGACGGATTCAAAGCGGAGCAGTCATTACATAGAAAGGCAGGCGATATTTGATGGATTTCTTAATTATGGTTATTGCTTTTTATTTGGCGGTTGGTTTATTCGTTACTTACGCAGCATTAAAAGATGATCAGTTTACAGAAAGTATATTTGAACTTGGTTTTTTAGCAAAGATTTTCGTTATGATTGGATGTATATTGTCAGCTCCGATTATTCTAATCAACGCGTTTATGAGTGACAGTAAGAAATGAGGTGACATCATGTCTAAGAGAGCAGAATTACGTAGAACTCAACGGGAAGAAAAGAGAGCGAACACTGCTACATACAATCTTACACAGGCTCAGTTGGATGCTATTGTCAGTGAGAAAATTGGAAAGAAAATTGCTGAGACGAAACAAGAGATTTACGAGGAGATCGTAAATACCGTTTTGGCCTTGGTACTCACATTACCTTTGGAAGTTCTCATGGACCATTACTGGCAGAAGAGTTATCGACAGAAATTGCCTGGGTTTGTAGATAAGGTTCTGGATTATTACGGAAAATGGCAGGATGGAGAAATTGATATGGAAGACCTCAAGAAAGATTTATGGGAGTTTGGTGGTATAAGACTTGAGGGAGCTACTATTGAGGAGGAATGAACATGGCACAGGCTATGAAATGTGATAGATGCGGTAAATACTACGACGGAAATGAGTTATATAAAATTCGTAGATATGATGAAAGAATGGTTGGTATTCGTTTTGAAGGACACTCTAATGTGGATTATAGTATTGATTTATGCGATGATTGTCTCAAAGCATTAATAAAATTCCTTGGATTTAAGGAGGCAGATTACTATGGAAAATGATATTCGCAGGAACGGGTCTGGATATGTAGATCCGACAGCGCATAAAGCAATCAAGAATATGATGAGAGAAGAGCACAAAAGAGAGGTTAATTCGGAACAGAGATTCAATGACTTTCTCACAGCTATATTTGTGATTTGTCAGATTTTCATATTGAGGAACGTATCGTTGTAAAAGATAAAAGAACTGGAAAAATTTGGAGGTGAACAGAGATGATATTTGTGGTTAAATCTGGAATAAAAAGAGATGGATTTGATACTATAGCGCTTCGCGAAAAACTTTATAAGGAACTGAATCAGGAAGGAAAGCATCAGGTTGCGATGTTGCCAGAGGATTGTACGTATGATGTTATTAATGATTATAACAGTAAGGATATAAAGGTCATCATCAAAGAGATTGAGAAAGGATGATTTGGCATGGGTAAAAGGAGAGGTAGACCTAAGAAAATTGATAGCAGGACTGAGCAGTATCGTCTTAGAATGAATAAAGAAGAAATCTTTTGGTTGAATCAATTATGTAAAAACGAAGGTTTAACAAAAGCGGATGCACTAAGAACTCTCATCAAGATGGGGTATGATATGTCTAAAAATGGAGCATTTAATGGATATCCAAAAAATGTTGAAGACGATTCGACAATTAATGTGTATCCAATAAATGAGGAAGAAGACGAAGATTTTTTGGTAAATTAATGGATATCCAAAAACAGTATTCCCCTAGGAATATTTAATGGATATCCAAAAAATACCTATAAAATCATGAAAACTGGATAAAATAGGGCATTTTTAGTCTATTTTGGGGCTAAATTGAATTAATGGATATCCAAAAATCATTTTTATATATCAGGGGAATACCCCCCTATTATTAATATGATAAAAATTTAATAATATATAAAAGAATTAAATGCCAGTATTCCCCTAGGAATATTTTCTTGATTGGAGGTTTTGCATATGGAAACAATTAGCGAATTAGAAGCCATCGAAATTTTTGGTGATAATTTACGTGATCTCATGGAAGATGTGAGAATCAATCAAAGCGAATTAGCAAAAGAGTCGCGATTGACCCAGTGCACGATAAGTAAATATTTGAATAAACAAAGAATGCCGAGTATGAAGGCGATTATGAATTTATGTTATGCATTAAACTGTGACTACAACGATTTATTACCAAATTATTATTTGGTGAGATAAGTTGAAATTTAATGAACGAAAGGCAGGATATTAATATGAACATGTTGGAATGGGCTAAGAACGAGATTGCTATTGCGAGCAAGAGAGAAAGAGGAAATAAACCAGAGAATGAGTGGGATTATGGTTGTGCGTGTTATGATAGCGCACTCAAGGCTTTTGAAAGTCTTTTAGGCGATGGTCATAGCGGTATGAGTATTAGTTTTACTAAGAATATTCTTAACCGTTTGATCGACGAAAAACCACTTACTCCTATCGAAGATACAGAGGATATGTGGAACTATATACATGATAAAAAAGATGGCGGTAAGTGCTATCAGTGTAAAAGAATGAGTAGCTTATTTAAGTATGTTACCAAGGATGGTTCCGTAAGTTACAGTGATGTAGATAGGTATTACTGTACAAATGAGGAGAACCCTCATGTAAGCTGGCACAATGGTTTTGTAGCAAAGATTTATGATGAGATGTACCCGCTTACTCTTCCTTATATGCCTAACAGTAGACCGGACGTTATCGTATGTGATGAGCTTTTGACTGATCGAAAAAATGGCGATTATGATACTATTGCTATTTTATACATTAGAAGAGCGAATGGTGAAAAAGTTGAAGTGAACAGATACTTTAAAGAGAATGATGTATCATTTACGGAAATCTCTTTAAAAGAATATAAAGAAAGACAAAAGCTGCACGAAGAACGGATTAGAAAGGAAACTGAAAAATAAATTATTCTAAGAACAGGGCGCTAAATTTACAGGCGCTCTTTCTTTTGGCTTGAAAGGAGTAATGATGAGCGATTTCGATACGAAGCGTGATGGAGTTAGATGTGAGATTATTGAGACTGGTGAGGTATTTAATTCTCTTCAGGCATGTGCAGATAGACTTGGTGTTAGTGCACGTTGGCTCAATAGAGTGAGTCAGGGTAAAGGTTTATATTCTGTGCATGGCTATCATATTAAACGGTCCGACATTAAGCCATCGGTAAATCGTGGTGGCAGACCTGGCGTGAAAGTTAGATGCATAGAAACTGGAGAAGTGTATAACTCCATCACGAGTTGTGCAGAAGCCATAGGTGGAACACCAAGTAGAATACATGATATTATTCATGGTTCTAAATATAGACACACACACCATGGTTTACATTTTGAAATTTACAAAAAATAGCATATGGGAAAAAAACATGTAGAGCGAAAATTACATTCCCTTTAATAGGAGAGAGATAACTTAACCGCCAAAATTGGTAGTTACGTTGTCTCTTTATTTTTGGACTCTTAGATCAGTCCGGTTAGATCAGCCGCCTCATAAGCGGTGTGTCCTCGGTTCAAATCCGAGAGAGTCCATCTCATGAAAGGAGAAAACCATGAGAGAGAACCAATACCAGGCAGGACTGAAGAAGAGATTGAAAAGTATGTTTCCTGGCTGCTTGGTAACCAAACTAGATTCGAGTGATATCCAAGGCATTCCTGATTTGCTTATTTTGTATAAAAACAAATGGGCTATCCTTGAAGTTAAAAAAGATGCAGAAGCACCGCATCGCCCGAACCAAGATTACTATGTAGCCAAATTAAACGAGATGTCTTTTTCGCGCTTCATTTTCCCTGAAAACGAGGAGGAAGTTTTAAATGAACTTTATAAAGCATTCAAATCTTAGCGGACATGCTCCGTTCAGCCCGTCTCAACCAGCGTGGCTGAGATACGATGACGACAAAGCAATTAAATATTTGATTGCCAAGAAAGCATCCGAAAGAGGAACCAGACTTCATGCATGGGCTAAAGAAACAATTGATATGAAAATTAAACAGCCTCGGTCCAAGAAGACTTTGTATTCATATGTAAATGATGCAATTGGTTTTCGAATGGATACAGAGGTTGTTTTATATTATTCTCCAAACTTTTGGGGAACTGCAGATTCTATCTGTTTCAGAGATAATGTTCTGAGAATCCATGATTTGAAAACCGGTACGGGACCAGTTCACGAGGAACAGGTTCTTGTGTATGCAGCATTATTCTGTCTTGAATATAAGATTCGCCCAGGTGATATTGAGATGGAATTACGAATCTATCAAAATGATGACATTGATGTTCTTAAACCAACAGCATCCGACATTGTTCCAATCATGGATAGAATTATTCATTTAGATAAACTTATTAATCAAGCAGTTGAGGAGGGTTAACCATGAATCCAGTAGCAGAAGAAATTGAGTCGTACATCGGGTCATCCTCAATGTCTGGTAAAGATTTTCTTGAACATTATGGGATGCCCCGTCGTTCAGGTCGATATCCTTGGGGTTCCGGAAAAGAGCCGTATCAAAGTGGAAGAGACTTTCTTGGTAGAGTTGAAGAAATGCGTAAATCAGGTTTCACATACACAGATGAAAATGGAAAGAAATGGACCGGAGATCCAGCTATTGCAAAATCACTTGGATATTCTACAACAGATTTCAGAACTGTTTATGCGATTGCAAAAGATGAGCGTAGATCAGACATGGTTGCTACAGCTCGACGTCTGAAAGAAAAAGAAGGAATGAATAATTCTGAGATAGGAAGAAAGATGGGAATTAATGAATCTTCCGTAAGATCATTACTCGATCCTAATTCCGAATCAAAGATGAAGCAGGCTAGAGAAACTGCAGAATTTCTTAAAAAACAGGTTGATAAAAAGAAAATGGTCGATGTCGGAGCAGGTGTTGAGCGAGATCTCAACATCTCAAAAGAGAAACTCGATCAGGCTTTATTCATGCTGCAGGCTGAAGGTGGATATGAGGTTTACGGTAACCGTTTCCCTCAGGCAACTAATAGAAACCAAATGACCACACAAAGAGTGTTGTGTGTTCCGGGAACGACACATAGTGATATCTATAATTTCGATAAAATTCAGACTGTAAAGGATTACATATCAAGAGATGATGGACAGACCTTCGAAAAGAAATTCCATTATCCGGAAAGCCTTGATTCTAAGCGTCTTGCTATTCGGTATAAAGAAGACGGCGGTATAGATAAGGATGGCGTCGTTGAACTTAGGCGCAATGTTCCAGATTTGTCACTTGGCGAATCCAGGTATTCTCAGGTTCGTATCATGGTTGATGGAAAGAAATACATCAAGGGTATGGCTGTTTACAAGGATGATAGCAACTTCCCGCCAGGAGTCGATGTAATCTTTAATACTAATAAATCTAAGTCAGTTCCAAAACTGGAAGTTCTTAAAGATATTAAGAAAGATCCAGATAATCCGTTCGGTTCTTTGATTAAAGATGCCGACCAAGGTGGACAGTATTGGTATACAGATAAAAAGGGCAATAGGAAACTTGGTCTGATAAATAAGCGTTCAGATGAAGGAGATTGGGGCGATTGGAAAGATGCTTTGCCATCACAGTTCTTGTCTAAACAGTCGAAGGCTATGGCCGAGAAACAGCTCGGTATTGCTAAAGCAGATAAGCAGGCAGAGTTTGATTCGATCATGGCTCTTACTAACCCAACAGTTAAGAAATATTATCTGCATAAATTCGCAGAAGATTGTGATTCAGCAGCCGTACATCTCAAAGGTGCTTCCTTACCGGGACAGAAGTATCATGTAATTCTTCCGGTTACATCTATGAGTGAGAAAGAAGTATACGCTCCTGGTTATCCAGACGGCAGTAAGCTTGCACTCATTCGTTACCCGCATGGAGGAACATTTGAAATTCCGATATGTACTGTAAATAACAAGAATAAAGAAGCAATTAGTATGATTGGTAAAACTTCACAAGATGCCATCGGTATCAATAGTAAAGTTGCCGATCGTTTGTCAGGAGCCGATTTCGACGGTGATACGGTAATGTGTATACCAACTCACGATAGAGGTGGAAAAGTTAAGATTACTTCTACTCATCCATTAAAAGGTCTTGAGGGATTCGATCCTAAGATGTCTTATGGTGGTGAAAAGAAAGTGGATGCCGACGGAAAAGAACATTGGTATCGCAATGGTTCCGAATACAAACTGATGAAGAAGACTGATACTGAGATGGGTAAGATTTCTAATCTTATTACAGACATGACTCTTCTTGGTGCAAGCGAAGATAAGCTTGCCCGAGCTGTAAGGCATTCGATGGTAGTTATCGATGCTGAGAAACATCACCTTGATTACAAGCAGAGTGAGAAAGATAACAATATCGCCGCGCTGAAAGTAGAATATCAGGGCAAGAGTACTGGTGGTGCATCAACTATCATATCAAGAGCTAAAGGCGAAGTAAAGGTTGATAAGCGACAGGGTACACCTAAGTATAACATAAAGGGAAAAGAATGGTACGATCCTTCTCGTCCAGAAGGTGCTCTTATCTATAAGAAAGCAGACGATGCTACTTATACCACGCACAAGCTCAATAAGAAGACTGGTGAAATGGAAGAAGTAACAGTTGTCCGCAAAACCAACAGTACAAAGATGGCTGAGACTGATGATGCTTATACCCTGGTATCCCAGTACCGTCATCCCATGGAGGGGGTATACGCAGATTATGCCAACAGTATGAAGCATTTGGCTAATCAGGCACGTATTGAAGAGACCAAGGCTGGCAAGATAGCTTACAACAAAGAGGCTAAACGAAAGTATCAGACAGAAGTTGATAGCCTTACAAAGAAGCTTGATATAGCTCAGTCCAATGTAGTGAAAGAACGTGCTGCTCAGAGAATGACATATGCTGCAGTTCAGAAGAAACAGAATGCCGCAAAAGAGCAGGGCGAAGTCATGAAAGCTAAGGATGTTAAGAAAGCATCCCAGCAGGCACTCACCCGGTATAGAGAAGAAGTGGGGTCTGTTTCAAGAAGAGATAGAAACATCGTAATAACTGACAATGAATGGAAAGCAATTCAAGCTGGCGCAATTTCAGAAAACATTCTTAATAAGATTCTTAACAATTGTGATCCAGATTCTTTGAGACAAAAAGCAATGCCAAAAGAATCGAAAGAATTGAATGAAGCTAAACAGTTGCGTATTAAAGCAATGTCTGCTTCTTATACAATTTCACAAATTGCTGATAAGCTTGGCATTTCAACTTCAACAGTTTCCAAGTATTTGAAAGGAGCGAACTAAATGAGCGATTGCAGATTGACAACATTCGATAATCCTTATGATCCGTTCGAACAGTTCACTCTTTGGTGGCTGTTTGATAATGAAAAAGGATACAACACATGTGGAAAGCTCGATCGAATCTCACACTTTACTGATGATATGTCAGATAAAGAGATTGATGAAGAACATGAACGTGCTGTTGATGAGATTATCGACAATGATTTCTTAAATATCTATAAAAAAGTTCAGAGAAACGCAAAAGAAGCCACGGCGACGGCATAAGTAGATGCTGAGCCATAGAGGGGGTCTTGAAAAACACACCCCCTCCCTGCATCGCCGGCCTCTTTATATTTTCTCCGGAGGGATTTTTCCAGAATCAATTTATGTTTTCGTATAGTGTGCAGAGGGATTCATGGACTTTACGTTTGCGTACTCCTCGTGTGAATAAATAGTTTTCTCCTCCTGATGTGGTTCTTCAAGGTTGATTTGGGTCATAGAAAAGTCTATGGATTCTTCTACATACTATATGAAAAGTACAACTATTAATGAAAGAAGGTGACACTAAGTATGCCAAAAGTAAAAACAACTAGCCCTAAAAGCAGACCAGCGTTATCGCCAGAAAACAGAGACAAGCAGTTAGTGTCGCTGGCAGTTGATTGTGCTGAAAGACAATTACGTGAGGGCACTGCATCTCCATCTGTCATCGTACATTATCTAAAACTTGGTTCTGAAAAAGAACAGTTAGAGAATGAGCGATTAAAAGAAGAGAACAAACTTCTCAAAGCTAAGACAAAAGCTATAGAGGATGCTGCAGATACTAAAGCAGCCTATGAGAACGTCATCAAAGTTATGAGAGACTATGCCGGGTATGGTGATGTAGAAGATGAGTATTAAAACATATTCCGAATTGGTAACTTTGCCAACATTCGAAGAGAGATTTCAATACTTAAAGTTGGATGGCATAGTGGGTGATGAGACTTTTGGATGTAATCGATACCTCAATCAGATATTTTACAAATCGAAAGAGTGGTTAAGGATTCGTGATGAAGTTATCCTGCGCGATTGTGGATGCGACTTGGGCGTACTGGGAAGAGAAGTGTATAAAAGAGTAATTATACATCATATGAATCCTCTAACCAAAGATGATATTCTTGATCGGACAGAGTATCTGTTGAATCCGGAATATTTAATTTGTACTTCAAAGAGAACTCACGATGCGATTCATTACAGTGATGACAGCATATTAATACCAGATATTATGCCGGAACGGTCATTAAATGATACGTGTCCATGGCGTAGATAAGGAGATAGTATGGACGAAAGCATATTAACATCAATAAAAAAACTCCTTGGTTTGACTGAAGATTATACTGCGTTTGACGATCAGTTGATTATGCACATAAATTCAGTGATCTTAGTGCTAAAACAGATCGGAGTGTGTGATACAGCATATACGGTAAGAGATAAAACTGACACATGGAGTGAGCTGCTTCCAAGTGGTAAGGATTTCGAAGCAGTTAAATCATACATGGGTATGAAAGTACGAAGTTTGTTTGACCCGCCTACTACGTCTGTCGTGGCGGATAGCATGAACCGAACAATTGCTGAATTAGAGTGGCGATTGAATGCAGAGGCGGAGACTGAATAGAAAGAGGTGAGTCAAAATGAATAATAATGAGTTAATGCATCATGGGATTCATGGAATGCGTTGGGGTGTAAGAAGATATCAAAATAAAGATGGATCTCTTACTGCGGCTGGTCGAAAGCGAATTAATCAGTTAGATTCCGAATATCAGAGATTAACTGGGATGAAACTGAATAAGAAAAAATCATCTGCTGATGTTAAAAAGACGGAGTCAAAACCAAAAAGTAAAAGTATCAGTGAAATGACCAACGAAGAGATTCAGGAGAAAATAAATCGTATTACATTGGAACAAAATTTGAAATCGTTAACTCCTAAGAAAATTTCCGTAGGTAAAAGATTTACTGAAACAGTTATGAATGATGTGATTACTCCGGCTGCTACAGATGTAGGCAAACAGTTAGCTAGATCAATGTTTGCTGATGGAGTGAACAAAGTGTTCAATCTTGAAGGTGATAATAAGGTTTACGCGAATAACAAAAAGAAATAGAAGGTGACAATTAAATGGCATTATCGAACACAGCTGTACCAAAATACTACGGCATGTTTCGAGATGCCGTTATAAGCGGCGAAATTCCAGTTAATGAAGAAATCTCAATGGAGATGAATCGTATTGACAAGCTCATAGCTGATCCAACGAAATACTACGATGATAGAGCAGTGGAAGGATTCATCAAATATTGTGAGAATGAATTGACTCTTACAGATGGTGATGATCTCCACTTACTCGATTCATTCAAACTATGGGCTGAAGAAATTTTCGGTTGGTATTACTTTGTTGATAGGAGTATTTACATTCCTTCACAGAATGGACATTCCGGAAGAGGTCACTATGAAACGAGGCGAATTAAGAAGCGTCTTATTCATAAACAATATTTAATAGTAGCCCGAGGTGCTGCTAAATCAATGTATGCTTCATGTATACAGAATTACTTCTTAAATGTGAACACTCAGACAACTCATCAGGTTACAACAGCTCCAACAATGGCACAGGCCGATGAAGTTATGTCTCCAATCAGGACGGCTATAACAAGAGCGCGCGGTCCATTATATAAGTTTCTTACGGAGGGTTCTCTCCAAAACACCACAGGTTCCAAAGCTGACAGGGTAAAACTTACCCCCACCAAAAAGGGAATACAGAACTTCTTGACTGGTTCTTTGCTCGAAGTGCGTCCTATGGCTATCGATAAGCTTCAGGGACTGCGAGTTAAGATTGCGACTGTGGATGAATGGTTATCAGGTGATATTCGAGAGGACGTTATAGGTGCTCTTGAACAGGGTGCTGCAAAAGAGCAGGGCGGTGGTAAGAATGACGATTACCTGATTGTTGCTATAAGTTCGGAAGGTACCGTTCGTAACGGATCGGGCGATACAATCAAAATGGAATTGATGAAGATTCTGAAAGGTGAGTATAACGATCCGCACACATCTATCTGGTGGTATAAATTGGATTCCATTGACGAAATAGGAAATCCGGATATGTGGCTCAAAGCCAATCCGAACTTAGGAAAGACTGTCAGCTACGAAACTTATCAGTTGGATGTGGAAAGAGCTGAGAATAATCCGGCAGCAAGAAATGATATTCTTGCCAAAAGATTTGGTATTCCAATGGAGGGATTTACTTATTATTTCACATATGAAGAAACACTTCCTCATAGAAAAAGAGAATACTGGCAGTTACCTTGTGCGTTGGGTGCTGATATGTCCCAGGGTGATGACTTCTGTTCTTTTGTATTCCTATTTCCTCTCGCTAATGGTGCTTTCGGAATAAAGACCAGAAATTATATAACGGAACTAACTCTCAATAAACTTCCAACAGCTTTACGAATTAAATATGATGAGTTTATGAAAGAGGGAAGTCTAATCGTCATGCCCGGAAATATTCTCGATATGATGCAGGTTTACGAAGAACTGGATAATTATATATCGGAATCAGGATATGATGTGTGCTGTTTTGGATATGACCCGTACAATGCCAGAGAATTTGTTGAGCGATGGGAACGAGAGAATGGTCCATTTGGAATTGTAAAAGTTATTCAGGGTTCCAAGACCGAGTCTGTTCCATTAGGCGAATTAAAGAAATTGTCTGAAGAGAGAATGCTCCTGTTTGATGAAGCGCTCATGACATTCACGATGGGCAACTGTATTGTTATGGAAGATACAAATGGAAACCGTAAATTATTAAAAAAGCGATATGAAGCTAAAATCGATGCTGTTGCTGCAATGATGGATGCCTTTGTCGCTTATAAGATTAATAGAGAAACTTTTGAATAAGGAGAATCACCGTATGAGAACATTATATTTCGAAATTAACGGACAAACTCTGCGAAAGATTGATAACTTTTCAGGAATTATCAAAGGTTCAAAACAGTATTTAAAGTGCCATTTCACTGTAAAAGATCCTGAATGGATTGGTATTGGAATAGTGGCTGTATTTGAGAATGGTGATGGCACATATGCTGTAGCGGTTCAGAAGGATGGATCATGTATGGTTCCGGACGAGGTTACCGATGGTTCATATTTCAAAGTATCAGTTGTCGGAGTTTCAAGAAATGATAAAAGAATAACCACGAATAAAGAATTGATAAATCAGGGAGGATAATATGGCAACTTTAGATGAAGTAGTAACTGAGATACTTGGAGATGATTACATACATGATTCAATACAATTTGTCATAGATTCGGATTTACGAGTTATATCGATTCCTGGAAAAGGCGTCGTCGCTGGTGTGGTAGGTGATAAGAATGTCAACCGTATCAATTTTCAAATATCGCGATACTACAATGGATTTGATATGTCAAAATTTACAACAAGAGTAAATTATGTCAATGCACGCGGTAATTTCAATTATTACTCAGTAACTGATCTGACAATTGAAGACGATTTGATATATTTCACATGGTTAGTCGATTCCGATGTTGTTGCATATGCTGGAATAGTTATGTTCGCAGTTAATATGTTTATTACTGACAGTAATGGAAAGATTACACAGTCCTTTAATACTTCAAATAAAGGATTCCTTAATGTTCTTGAAGGAATCCAAGTTAACGAATACGTAACACCTGAGGAGCAGGAAGACATTCTGACCCGATTGGAATCGGATATTTCAAAATATGTTGATTCTGGTATTGCTAAGATTGATGAAAATACTAATAAATCAATTCAAAAGATTCAGACAGAGAAAAACAGAATCACAGAGTCTATTACTTCTGGGATTAACGATATATCATCTTTAACCGCCGAATCGATTGACGAAATACAGAATAAGGGGGTAAATGTCAAAAATTCGATTCCAGCAGATTATACCAAGCTTAATAAAACTGTATCAGACATAACTGATCAAATACCTGGATGGAATGAAGCTAAAGAAAAAGTTACTTCACTGAAAGAACATATAGGTGATTTGGATAATTCGATTGATGGTGATAGTTTTTTAAAAACACTTGCGACAATTAGTACGGAATTATTTTATAATTCGTACTATTGGTTTATTCCATTAAATTTATACAGCCAAGGTGATACGATTCTTATATATTTCCCAACAATTGTAAACGGAACTTATTCGACATATTTTTGTGATGAGAGCAAATCCGCTCTTCAAGCTGTTGAAGTCACCATAGTAAATCATCTTGCATCAGTTGTCTACCCAAAATTCGGCAAAACGTATTCGTTTTTGAGAATGCCGGGAGAAAAAGAAACAGATTTATGTTATTTGAAAAAGAAAAATGCAACAATATTTGGCTCAATAGATAGCTTAACGCAGAAAAATGTGATGACACTATTTGCTGACAACACAGGCAACACGGACGTTTCGCATGACGTACAAATGCTTATCAACTCGATGGAGTCTGATGGAGAAGTCGAAATCTATTTCCCAAAAGGCAAATACCTTTTTTCAAACCAAATCAAACACAAAAAGGGAAATGTTACATTTCGTTGTGCTAAAGGGGCTGAAATTATCGTCAATTCGTCCCCAATTTATACGCCTTTTGAAATCGCTGGTGCAAATGTCCTTCCTTATTCGTTAGGTTCCTTCAAAATAATAGGTGGTTATTGGACTACACAAAGAACGTTTGGCGAAACAGGAAACCCAATCAGTACAGGGTTTCAAGTTACCAAAATGGAAAGAGTTGAACTGATTGATGCAATATTTGATGAGCTTACTCAAAGCAATCATTTATTTGATGTATCAGGGAGTAAGAATGTTTTTATAAAAGGTTGCACATTCAGAGGAATGTATTTCAATCCATCTCAAAAGCCTATTGGTAGAGACGGAAACTTTGAAATGATACAAATAGACCTAGCAAGCGGAATTAATCTATCTATTTGCACCGAAAACGGGCATAACGAGTGTACAAAAAATGTTGTTATAAAAGATTGCGTGTTTGAACCAAGTGGCAAAGATAATTGTTACTTATACAGACCAATAGGAATACATTTTGGTGGAACTTTGATTAATAATGTGGTTGACTGGTACGATAATATAAAAATCGAAAACAACATTTTCCATAATGTTTTAGGACGAGCGATAGAAGTTTCTTGTGCAAGAAATGTATCAGTAAAGGGAAATATTTTCAAACAGGAGACGGAAATAATTGATGGAATAATAAAATGTGGAAGTGTAAGATGGGATAATACTGCTACCTGGGCAACGTTTAACGGTATTTCTGATAAACAACGATATAATTGTATGAATATTAGTATTCTCGATAATATGCTTAGTTGTAGTGTAGATTCTGATGAAATGTTTATAGATGCATTCCCAATATTAGATACATCTAGTATGTATGTTAATTCGTCTGGTAGTCCTTTAACAAAAATGGCAAAGAATGTAACTATCAAAGGCAATACTGGTGATTTGAATATAAGAGCCAATAATATCCATATGCTGAACATCGATAATAATGATGTTCCAAATGTATATGTTGACAACAATAGTTAATTAATCAGTTTAGAAAATTGAACAAACAGGAGAAAAGTCAAAATGGAATTTAATATTAAGACCAGGCTTGCACATGCTTGGAATGCTTTTATGAACCGGGACCCGACATATCATAACGTTGGCCCCGGTTATTCTTTGCGTCCAGATAGGCCACGATTAGGTCATGGAAACGAACGATCCATAGTATCTTCTATATTTAACCGCGTAGCACTTGATGTAGCAACGATAGATATTAAACACTGTAGATTAGATTCTGCGGGACGATTTATCGAAGAGATTGAGTCTGGAATAAATGGGTGCTTGAATTTCGAAGCAAATATTGATCAATCGGGACGAGCATTCATCCATGATGTAGTTTTATCCATGCTTGACGAGGGCGCAGTAGCTATCGTTCCGGTGGACACATCATTCAACCCAAAGATAAGTAATTCATTCAGTATCGATTCGGTCCGAACCGGGAAAATAATTGAATGGTACCCAAAGCATGTCAAAGTCCGAATCTATAACGATCGACGAGGAGAAAAAGAAGACATTCTTTTACCAAAAAGTCAGGTAGGAATTATTGAGAATCCATTATATGCAATCGTTAACGAGCCAAACTCTACACTGCAGAGACTGATGAGAAAGCTCAGCCTATTGGATGCGACAGATGAAAAAACGGCATCTGGTAAATTGGATTTAATCATTCAGCTTCCGTATGTAGCCAAAACTCAGGCACGTAGAGAGCAGGCTGAGAGACGACGAAATGATATGGAAGAACAGCTCACAAATTCGAAGTATGGAGTAGCTTACATCGATGGTACAGAGAAAGTCATCCAGCTGAATCGGTCATTAGAGAACAATCTTCTCAAACAGGTCGAATACTGGACTAATATGCTTTACAGTCAGCTAGGTATTACGCAGGCAGTTCTGGACGGAACAGCTGATGAACAGACTATGCTGAATTATAACAATCGTACGGTTGAACCTATCATAGCCGCGATTGCAGACGAATTAAAACGTAAATTTCTAACAAAGACCGCTCGATCTCAAGGGCAGTCTATCGAATATTTCAGAGATCCGTTCCGACTGGTTCCAGTCAATAATATCGCAGAAATTGCTGATAAATTCACACGAAACGAAATTATGACATCTAACGAGATAAGACAAATCGTTGGTATGAAACCAGCCGATGATCCGAAAGCTGACGAGTTACGAAATAGTAATATCAGTCAGTCTAAGCAGGAAGCGGAGAATGCTGTTCCTGTAATAAAAAATGAAGAGAGGAGAGAAGGTCAAAATGGATAATTGTGATTTTAGCGGATATGCCACTCGTAATGATTTACTCTGCGGTGATGGCGTTACTATCCGTAAAGATGCGTTCAAAGGTAATGACGGATGTGAAGTTCCATTAGTTTGGAACCATGAACATAATGATCCGAACGCAGTTCTTGGCCATGCAGTTCTGGAAAACCGCGATGATGGCGTATATGCCTACGGTGTATTCAATGACACTGAACAGGGGCAGACTGCTAAGAAACTTGTGCAGAATGGAGATGTAAGATCTCTTTCTATTTGGGCTAATCAGCTCAAAAAGATTGGTAAAGACGTTGTCCACGGAAATATCAGGGAGCTTAGTCTTGTGTTGGCTGGAGCTAATCCTGGAGCATACGTGGATTTTGTTATGGCGCATTCTGCTGAGGGCGAAGAGGAGATGGAAGTATCATGGGATGAGAATATTATGCTCTATCACTCAGCTGATACCGAAAAGAAAGGAGAAAACAAAGTGACTGAAGAAACCAAAAAACCAGAAACGTCAGAAGGTTCTGATGATAAAACCATCAAAGAGGTATTGGATACCATGAATGACGAGCAGAAAAAAGCTATGTATGCTGTACTCGGCATGGCATTTTCTGATGATGAAGACGATGATGAAAAAGGAGGAAATGTAGTGAAACATAACATTTTTGACAACGAAGAAAGAGAGCAGGCAAATAAGTCTATTCTTAGCCACTCTGACGAAATGAAAATTGTATCTATGGCTAAGCAGAGTGGCATTGGATCACTGAGAGCGGCAATGAATATCTTTGCAGAGGAGAATGCCGGCACATTAGCTCATGGAGTATTTGACGACGAAGTTGAGAAACTGTTTCCTGAGTATGAGCTTCTGAAAAAAGGTGAGCCGGAAACTCTTACCAGAGATCAGTCCTGGATTGATACTGCTATGGCTAAAATTCATAAGAGTCCGTATACCCGTATCAAGACCCGTCAGGCTGACGCTCGTATCGCTGAGCTGAAAGCTAAAGGTTACCAGAAGAAGGGCGATTATAAGAAAGAAATGGCGAAAATCAAACTGCTGTCCCGTACAACAGACCCTCAGACAGTTTATATCAAAGATACCTTACAGCGTGACGATATCGTTGATATTACAGACTTTGATGTAGTTGCATATCAGTGGAACATCATGAGACAGACTCTGAATGAAGAACTGATTATGGCTGTACTGGTTGGCGATGGTCGTGAAGACGGTGATCCCGATAAGATTCATGAAGATCATATCCGTTCTATCTGGAACGATGACGAGCTGTATACAATTCATCAGACAGTAGATTTCGATAAAGCTAAACAGGAACTTCAGGGTTCTAATACAGGTGCTAACTTTGGTGAGAACTATATCAAAGCCGAAGCTATTATTACTGCATCTCTGTATGCGCGTGAGAAGTACAAAGGATCAGGTTCACTTGACTTCTACTGTACACCACATCTGCTTAACGTGATGCTTCTGGCTCGTGATCTGAACGGTCGTCGTATCTATGATTCCAAGGCTGATCTGGCTGCAGCACTCAATGTAAACTCTATTGTTACTGTTGAGCAGTTTGAGGGTCTGGAAAGAACCGATAGCGAGACTAACAAACATAAACTGCTTGGTCTGTTTGTAAATCTCGGAGACTACCAGTTTGGTGCTGCTAAGGGTGGCGAAGTATCTAAGTTCGATAACTTTGATATTGATTTCAACCAGTACAAATATCTGCTTGAGACAAGACTGTCTGGTTCTCTTACAAAGGTATATTCTGCTATTGCTCTTGAAGAGAATGTAGCGTAATTATACCTAGAGGTTAGTTAAAACAAACTTTAAATATTATAAAGGAGATTAAGAACATGAAAGCTATGTTATCACAGCCGATGGCTGGAAGAACCGATGCTGAAATTATTGCAACCAGAGAAAAAGCAGTCAAGGCTTTAAAAGAAAAAGGATATGAGATTGTAAATACACTTTTTACAGATGAATGGTACAGCAAAGAAAATATGGAAGAACGAGGCGTTGTTCAAATTCCGTTATGTTTTCTTGCCAAATCATTAGAGAACATGAGCTTGTGTCATGCCGCTTATTTCTGCAAAGGCTGGGAAAATGCCAGAGGATGTAAAATAGAACATGACGCAGCAGTAGCCTATGGGCTTGATATTATCTATGAAGAATAAGGAGATTAAGAACATGGAAGTAATGTACATGAACGCTGGCGATAAAAATATCGCGGTAAGAAAAGTGTATGCCAAAGCGGATGGTGTAGCATATGCGGAATCCACCTTTAAAACAAAGCTGACTCCAGATGAACTGGAAGACGCTTTCTATAAAGGAATGGTAGTGATCGATGCTGCAGGTGTAGCTTATCGTCCGATTAGCTGTAAAGTAGCTTCAAAAGTTGTTACTGTTACATATGCTACAACTGATACTACACCTACAGCTGCTAAACTCGCCACAGTTAAGGCAGAGTGATTCCGGGAGGATAATTAGATGAGCAAATGGTTTGGTAAAATCGGCTATGCTGTCACCAACGAGACGGAGCCGGGAGCATGGGATGAGACAATTCTCGAATGCGAATATTATGGTGATATGACCTATGATCGCAGAAAAAGACAGACATCTGGCGGTATTAATGACAATATCTTACTCGCGAATGTGGTTAGTATTTTAGCCGATCCATTTGCTATCGAAAATTGTTCTCACATGGCTTATGCCGAAATTATGGGTACTAAGTGGAAAATCTCAGAAGTTGAGGTCCAGTATCCAAGATTAATCTTGACTATAGGAGGTGTCTGGAATGGAAACACGACTGGAACTACAGAGCAAACTTGAAGAGTTGCTTGGGTGCAGACATGTTTACTATCAGTCCCCCGAATCAGTCAAAATGGAATATCCCGCAATAAGGTATTCCAGAAGTAGAATAGATTCAGAACGTGCTGATAATACAGTATATCTGAAACGTAAACGATACGAGCTAATTGTGATATCGAGAAAACCTGATGAACCCGTCATTGAGAAGTTACTGGAATTACCATACTGTTCATTCGGGACAAGTTATAAATCAGATAACCTATATCACGATACGCTCGTTTTATATTTTTAAGGAGGATTAATAAATGCCTAAACTTACATGGGACCAGACTGGTGAACGTTTATACACAACCGGTGTTAGTAAAGGAGTTCTGTTTCCGTATACAGAAGATAAATATGGTGCCGGTGTTGCTTGGAACGGTTTGACAAAAGTATCGGAAAATCCATCAGGCGCTGAGCCTACAGCTTTATGGGCTGATAATGGTAAATACCTGAATATTCTGTCTGCGGAAACATTCGCTGCTACGATTTCCGCATATATGTATCCTGACGAATTTAAGAAATGTATTGGTGAAGAAGAGGTAGTAGCTGGTATGTCTGTAGGTCAGCAGGATCATCAGATGTTCGGCTTCTCTTATCAGACAATTATCGGTAATGATACCAAGAATACAAAGTATGGATATCAGATTCATGTTGTGTACGGATGCAACGCAGCAGCAAGTCCAAAAGATTATGAAACAGTGAATGATAGTCCGTCAGCAGCAGAGATGAGCTTTGACCTCTCAACTACACCAGTTGATGTAACAGGATTCAAACCTACGGCTACGCTTTTATTTGATTCTACAAAACTTTCTAAAGAACAGATGAAAGCCGTCGAGACCGCATTGTATGGTGATGAATCTGCGGCTCCTAAACTGCCAACTCCAGATGAGTTCAAAGCTCTTATTCAGGCAGCTGTATCATAAATAAATAACAATATAACGAAAAGCTCTAACTGTATATTCAGCTGGGGCTTTTCTTTTTAATAAAAAAAAAGGAGAAAACGACTATGTTAAAAAAAACAATTCCATATGAAGATTACAACGGAACTAAAAGAGAGGAAGATTTCTACTTCAATCTTACCGAAACCGAACTTGCCGAGATGCAGCTCGAAGTTACAGGCGGTTTAGACACTATGCTTCAGGCAATTATCAAAGCTCAGGATATTCCTACAATCGCCAAATTATTCAAACAGATTATTCTTAAATCTTATGGTCAGAAGTCTCCAGATGGAAGGCGATTCATCAAGTCTGACGAGCTGTCAACAGAGTTCTCTCAGACTGAAGCATACAATGTTTTGTACATGGAACTGTCTCAGGATGCTGAAAAAGCAGCTGAGTTTATCAAAGGAATTATTCCTGCTAAATACAGAGAAGTAGTTGATACACCGGAACTTCCGGCTTGATAAATACGAAAAATATGGAGGATAAGAGATGCTTGAACTCGTGGTTCCGAGCGATATTAATGAGGGATGGGATGAAACAAAAGGGGAGTTTATATACGAAGAACTCAACAAGCCAAAAACCATTATGCTGGAGCATTCTCTTGTCTCTCTGTCAAAATGGGAATCCTTATGGAAGAAACGATACTTTCCGGTTGAGAATCGCACGATTGACGAAATAGTGAGCTATATACAATGTATGACAATTACTAAAAATGTTGAACCGGAAGTTTATGATCGTTTGATTCACCATCAGGATTTGATAAATAGAATAACAGAATATATTAATGATCCAATGACCGCAACCACGTTTGGCAAAAATCAGAACGATAATTCAACTCGGACTGAAAACATATCATCGGAACTCATATATTTCTGGATGTTCGATAATGGTATTCCAATGGAATGCGAAAAGTGGCATTTAAACAGATTACTCACACTTATAAGAGTATGTAATGTAAAAAGGGGCTCTGGTAAGAAGATGAGTCAGTCAGAAGTAATGCGACAGTATAAATCTATAAATGAAGCAAACCGAGCAAAATTCCGCTCAAAGGGGTAATTACATGTTAAAAGGAATTGACGTATCAGCATATAACGGAACTATCGACTGGGGAACAGTAGCGGCATATGGTATGGATTTTGCAATCTTACGTATTACTGAAAAAGGTAATGTGGTAGATAGTTCCTTTGAACGAAACTACAAGGGATGCATTGACAATCATATACCGGTTGGTGTTTATAAATACAGCTATGCTCTTAATGTGTCTGAAATTCAGGAAGAAGCTCGAAAAGTTCTTTCTACGTTGAACGGCAGGAAGTTAAATCTCCCTGTATGGTTGGATCTCGAATGGGATAAACAGAAAGAACTTGGAACTAAGAAGATTTCAATGCTTGCTGAGGCTTTTATCAAAGTGATAACTGATGCCGGATATAAAGCTGGAATTTACTGCAATGCTAAACAGTGGTATGAGTCTGTTATTGGAAATGATCTTAAACAGAAATATGACTTTTGGATTGCAAGTTATCCGACACATGATGATGGAACACTTCAGGAAAGATTGAGACCGAGCTATGGTGTTGGATGGCAATACAGTTCCAATGCAAAAATACCGGGAGTTCCGACAGTTGTTGACAGAAGTGTGTTTTATAAAGACTACACTAAAGAAGAGTCTAAGCCAGTCAAAATGGAGGAAATCAAAGTGAGCAAATTACAGGAGTTTATAAACCTTGGTCATTACTACGCCAATAATGGTGGCGATAAACCATATCTTGAAAAGAGAACTGAAGAATATCTTGACGATTTCCAGAAAAACGCTGGTTATAACAATTATACAAAGTTTGCAAGAGACGTAAATCGTCTTGGTCAGCCCGGATGTCAGGGACAACCATGGTGTGCTGAGTATAAATTCTGGGAGCTTGTTCAGGTGTTAGGAATCACAAAGGCTCTTAAAATTATGGGTGGCGGATTCTACAACTGTACATCAGTGATGAATCATGCAAAGACAAATGGAACATGGCATACGAAGCCAAAGAAAGGCGCTCTTGTTATATTTAGACGTGGAGCACATATTGGCTCTGTTGATAGCTACGATGAAAATTACGTATACACCAACGAAGGAAATACTTCATCTGTTCCAGGCGTAGTTGCTAATGGAGGAGCTGTCCGAAACAAGAGATATCCAATTAGCGATTCTTCCATCACTGGTTATGTATGGATTGACTGGGGTGAAGAAACCTCTGCTGAAAAATGGGTTGCTACTGGAACCAGAATTTCAACAGTTGATGATCTCTACGTTCGAGAAAGTCCTAATGGATATGTATTAGGACAGATCAATGCTGGCGATAGAGTTGAAATCGATGGAACTGTATCTGGTAAATGGACGAAAGTGAAAGTTGCTAATATTGGAATTGGCTGGGCTTGGACAGCTTATCTTCAGGAATCTGAACCAGTGAAACCACAGACCATTGCCAGTAAGCAGAATAAGAAAAAGAGATTATTTGTTGGAGAAGTTAAAGTTAAAGAGACTGATGTCCGAACATGGGCCGGAGACGAGTATCCGACAATCAAGAAGTATCCATATCTTGCAAAAACCAATTTGGTTGATGTCATGGATTATACACAGAAAGATACATCCGGAAGCAAATGGTATTATGTCAGAATCGCAGGCAAATACTTTGGTTTTGTTAAAGCGAGCGATATTAAGAAACGATGAGGTGTTGATATGATAACTTTCAGACAAAAGGGCGATTTCTCTAACCTATCAGGATTCCTTGAGAGAGCTAAAGAAACAGTTAATCTTGGAATTTTGAACAAGTACGGTCGGGCTGGAGTTGCTGCTCTTTCGTCTGCAACCCCGGTTGATACCGGTAAAACAGCAGCATCGTGGACATATGAGATTGTCCGTCAAAATGGGGGCGTATCTATAGAATTTCACAATACAAACGTTCAGAGAGGTATACCGATTGCAATAATCTTACAGACAGGTCACGCAACCGGTACCGGAGGCTGGGTAGAAGGAAGAGATTATATCAATCCTGCTATTCAGCCTATTTTTGACAAAATAGCAAAAGAGGCTTGGGAGGAGGTTGTTAAGAAATGAGTAAAGTAGTTGATAGCAGAGTCGTTGAGATGCGGTTCGATAATGCGCAGTTTGAGCGTAATGTTAAAACTACCATGTCGACTCTTGATAAACTAAAAGAGAAGCTGAAATTCTCCGGAGCTTCAAAAGGTCTTGATGATATCGAGAAATCTGCAAAACAAGTTGATATGTCTGGATTAGGCAGAGGTGTCGATACTATCAAAATGAAATTCTCCGCCATGGAAGTTATAGCCATGACCGCTCTTTCAAACATTACTACAACCGCAATGAGAGTTGGAAAGAGTATTGCCGATTCTCTTACTATTGATCCGATTAAAGATGGTTTCACAGAGTATGAGACTCAGATGAATGCGGTTCAGACTATCTTAGCAAACACCCAGAAAGAGGGTACCACAGTCAAAGATGTCAATAAAGCACTTGATGAGCTTAATACATATGCCGATAAAACCATTTATAACTTCACAGAGATGACTCGTAATATCGGTACTTTTACGGCTGCTGGTGTCAAGTTGGATGCATCAGTATCAGCAATTAAAGGTATTGCGAACTTGGCTGCGGTATCAGGTTCAACATCTCAGCAGGCATCCACAGCGATGTATCAGTTATCACAGGCTCTGGCCGCAGGTAAAGTTCAGCTTATGGACTGGAACTCGGTAGTTAATGCTGGTATGGGTGGACAGGTATTTCAGGATGCTTTAATCAGAACATCGGAACATCTTGGTACCGGAGCAAAAGAATATATCGAGGCAACTGGTTCATTCCGAAATTCCCTTGAAAAAGGCTGGCTGACAACAGATGTCTTAACTCAGACACTTGATCAGTTTGCAACGGCTGCTGATACTCAGGAAGAATATGCGGCTGCAGTTAAGAAATTCGTTGAGCAAGGGTACAGTGAAGATCAGGCAAAACAAATGGCTGATATGGCCAAAACCGCTGGCGATGCCGCAACAAAGGTAAAAACTTTTTCACAGCTGATTGATACGCTTAAAGAAGCACTTGGTTCAGGGTGGACTAAAACATGGCAGCTTATAATTGGCGATTTTGAGGATGCTAAAGAAATATGGACCAAAGTTAGTGATGTTTTAAGTAAACTTATCAATAAATCAGCGGATGCTCGTAACAAACTTGTTGAAAAAGTTATGGGTAATCCGTATTCCGGTTTACTTAAATCTATTAATGAGGTTACTGATAAAACCGAAGGGCTTCAAGAAATAGTCAATAATGTTATTCGTGGTGATTATGGAAATGGACAGTCACGATTCGATAAACTGACTGAGCAAGGGTATAACTGGGCTCGTGTTCAGAATATGGTTAATGAGCAGCTCGGTTGTTCTTTTCGATATAACGAAGAGCTTGGCGGATCACAGGAAGATCTGCAGAAAACTCAGGCTGAAACTATTGCTCAGTTGGTTCAAATGTCCGACGCACAGTTAAAAGAAGCTGGGTTTACAAAAGGACAGATTAAAGCATTACGAGGATTACAAGAACAATCTGAGAAAACCGGTGTTCCGATACAGGATCTCATAAACACCATGAGTCAGATGAGCGGTCGTGACTTATTATTTGGCTCATTCGAGAATATCGGAAAAAGTATTTTTAATCTTTTTTCTGAACTGAAGAAAGGTTGGAATGACGTATTTAATCCTCCGTCAGCTTATACTCTTTATAACATACTTTATGCAATTTATAACAAAACTGCTCAATTAGCGGTGTTTACTGAAGATCATGGCGAGGAGCTTCGTCGTACAATGGCTGGCTTGGCCGCAGTCCTTGATATAATCAAAATGACTGTCGGTGGGACATTGAAATTCGGTCTCAAAGCACTTAATGCAATACTCAGTGCGTTCGGAATGGACACACTTGATCTTACTGCTAACCTTGGAGATTTGTTGGTTCAGTTCGACAAATGGCTTAAAGTTGTCGACCCGTTTGAGGCAGGTGCTGAGAAAGCTGGAGAAGGAATCAAGTTCCTGATCGATAAAATCAAAGAGCTGTACGAATATCTTAATAAGATACCTCAGTTTAACAAATTCTTTAACAGTTTTAAGAATATCGATATTACAAAATTTGTAACTGATATAATTAACGACATAGAGAATTTTGATTTTGATAAAGCGTGGGATGACCTTGCCAAAAAAGTAAATGGAAATAAAATAGGTAAAACCATTATCGATGGTCTTAAAAAAGGACTCAACGAAGGTATTACGGCAGTTCCTGATATTTTAATTTCTATTGGAAAGGCGATCCTCAATTCTATCAAGGAAGTTCTTGATATCAATTCACCATCCAAAGAGACTTTCAAAATTGGTGAGTGGACCATAGAAGGTTTACTTAATGGTCTCAAGAATAAAGCTTCAGATGTCATAGATTATCTTAAAGGTCTTGGCAGAAATATGCTCGATGCCCTTAGCGATGTTGACGTAGATTGGGGTAGTGTTATAGCAGTTAGTTCTATCGGAGGACTTGTTTACGGCGCAAATAAATTAATGGATGCTGCATCTAAGTTTGCATCGCCGTTTGAAGCCATCGCCTCTGTGATAGACGGACTTGCCGATATCGAAGCGAGTGTTTCTAAGAACATTAAAGCCAATGCTTTTAAAACAAAGATGGATGGCATAAAGCAGTTTGTCACATCTCTGGTTATCGTGGCTGGTTCCATTTATATTCTTGGAAGACTCGATACCAAAACACTTGCTCAAGGCGGATTGGCTACAGCAGTTATCGCTGGTGTGCTTGTTGGAATCGCAGTTGCTATGAGTAAAATAACGGCAGCATCAGCAACTATAGATAGACATGGTATCAAGATTGACGGATTAAAAGCCGGAATCACTTCTATCGGAACTGCAATATTGCTTATCGGCACCACTGTCAAAATACTTGGCAGTATGGATTTAAAAGACATGGAGCATGGTTTTGCTGGCTTAGCTGGAATTGTTACTTCTCTGGCTGTCATAATAGCTACTTTCGGTATTTTTGTCAAAGATGAAAGTGCTAAGAATATAGATAAGCTCGGCAAAATGATGAAAAATATGGCTACGGCTATGTTACTTATGGCCGGTGTCGTGAAAATAATCGGGATGCTTTCAGCTGAGGAAATACTCAGAGGGGTTGCTTTTGCTACTGGTTTTTCGACATTTGTTTTGATAATGGGATTAATAGGAGCCAAATGTGGGGAAGGTGTTGCCAATCTTGGCGACGGTCTGAAATCTCTTGTTATTGCTATGGGTATGCTGGTTGGTGTAACCAAGCTAATCGGATATCTGTCCATTGGTGAAATTGCTAAAGGCGCGGTTTTTGCCGGATCGTTTTTAGCATTTATTGAAATTCTCAAACTCATAAGCAAATCTGATGATGGACAAGTCATGAAGGGTTTAACCAGATTATTATTATCTGTATCCATATCAATGGCACTCATGGCTGGAGTAGTTAAGTTGGTGTCTTATCTATCAGTTGGTGAGATGGTCAAAGGTGGCGTTTTTGTAGCTGCATTCACAGCTTTTGTGTATGCTCTTGTAAAAGTTACCACAATAGCAAGCGATCAGCAAACCGCAAAAGTAGCTGCTTCTATATTATCTATATCAGTAGCGGTTGGTATTTTAGCGGGCGTTTCTGTTCTTCTCGGTATGGTGAGTATTAAGAATCTTGCGAAAGGCGAGACTGCTATTGCATTGCTATGTGGAATGATGGCAGTTATGGTTCGTCAGTTGCGAGGAGCGAACGATGTCGGCAAGAGTCTGACCGGAATGGCTATTGCAATCGGCGTTATGGCGGCATCTGTGGTCGCGCTTTCTTTTGTGAAAACGGAAAAACTGGTAAGTGCCACATTAGCCATATCTACCATGATGGGGATGTTTGCTGTGGTTGAAAAAGCTTCTTCTGTAGCTACAACATCCATAAAAACCATAGTTGTCATGACTGCTGTTGTGGCAGCGCTCGGTGGGTTACTTGTATTGATGAGCAAATTCAATTTTGATGTGTCAGCATCCAATGCTACAGCTCTATCGGCAATGATGCTTGGTTTAGCAGCTGCAACCGCAGTGTTAGGCAAGATTGAAAGCGTCGATAAAAGTGCATTAATTGCCGTTGGGATAATGACAGGTGTGTTGGCTGGAGTAGCTGTCATACTTGGCATAATGGATAAGCTCGATATATCTGCAAGCATCCCTAATGTTATAGCTTTATCAATTATGTTAAATGCTATATGCGCTGCAGCATTGATAGCGAGTAAGATACCTCCGATACCGCCAAGTGCTTCATTATATATTGCAGCATTTGTTGGAATAATTACCGCTTTGGGTGCGGTTATAGTAGCTGTAGCAGGCGTTATAGATCTTATTCCAGGCGTTGAAGAGTTTCTTGACGGCGGTATAAAGATTCTGGTCAAAATAGGAACTGGTATAGGCGAATTTGTAGGAAGTCTTGTTGGCGGCGTAATGGATGGAATTGCCGTTGGAGCTACGAAAGATTTACCAGAAGTTGGTAAAAATATAGCAGAATTTCTTAAAGCATTTTCCGGAATGGATAATTCTGTAAAAACTGGCATTGAGGTATTTGCCGATGCTGCTGGAGCTATTTTAAGTTTATCTAAATCAGACATTCTTGATGGGATTGCTAATAAACTTGGTTTTAATACTGGTCTCGATAATTTTGGTGAACAGGCGAAATCTTTCGGTAAAGCCATGCACGCATTATCGGATTCTTTAACAGGTGAGAATGTAATTGATACAGAAGCTGTTAAAGGCGTGGCGAAAGTTGGTCAGCTGCTTGCCGCATTAGCTAATGACATTCCACCTCAACCCGGTGATATCCTTAAAAAGTTTGTATTTAGCCAGAATCTTGGTGAATTTGGTAAACAGGTAGAAACATTTGGCAAAGCAATGAGTGCAATGTCTAAAGCAGTGTCTGGTGAGAATGCAATTGATACAGATGCTGTTGAAGGTGTGACGAAAGCCGGTAAAATGTTATCTGCATTAGCAGATAATATACCACCACATCCTGGAGATATTCTTGAAAAATTTGTATTCAGCAAGGATCTTGGAAATTTCGGAGAACAAGCATTAGCTTTCGGTAAAGCAATAAGTGCAATGTCTAAAGCAGTGTCTGGTGATAATACGGTAGATGTTGGTGCTATAGAAAGTGCTAAAAATGCTGGAGAATTACTGGTTGCTTTGAAAAACAGCATGGAGGGTGATCCAGGGGTAATTTTAAGCGCTTTTGTGACGAATAAAAATCTTGGAAATTTCGGCGGTCAAGCTAAAGCTTTCGGTGAAGCTATAAGCGCAATGTCTAAAGCTATTACAGGCGATAATGCAATTGACGTGAATGCTGTAACTAATGCTAAAAACATAGGTACCATGATGACCGAACTGCAGAAAGCATTACCGAAAGACGAATGGTTCGACGGAGTTATGCAGCTTGATGATTTTGGTAGTGATATCAGTGCCTTTGGTCAGGGGTTGCTTGTTTACAATGCTAATGTTGCAGACATAGACTTTACTAAAGTTAGCGCATCAGTATCTCAAGCTAAACGAATGGTATCACTGGCCAATAGTATATACGGCAACTCATCCAATATCGAAAGTGGAATTAAGACGTTCAAGGATTTCGAGGATATCGGTGAAACGATAAAAGATTACAGTGATGATGTATCTAATACCAATATTGATAGCATATCCAATTCTATTTCGATAGGATTCAGATTACAAACATTCATTTCAAGTCTGAAAGATATTAATACGACCGGCATCACGAGTTTTAAAGAGGCTGTGAGTAAACTTGGTGAAGTTGAACTCGGTAGTATTAAGAATACGCTAAACGAATCGGCTAAAACATTTTCGACGAATGGTTTAAGTATTGTTGAGGCATTGAGCAGCGGAATGACCATGAGAAGGTCTAAAGCTATATCAGCAATGAGCAATATAGTTAACGATGTGCAGAAAACAATTACCGATAGAAACGAAAATTTCAAGAAAACGGGTGTGGCGTTGATCAGTATGCTTGCTGTTGGGATGGCGGCTCAGAAAGAACATGTTAAGAATATTGCATCTCAGGTTGCTATAGCATCTGCAAACGGAGCTCTTAATCCGGCATATTCTTATATGAATAATAACGGAAGAAATCTCGGTTTAGGTTTAGTCTACGGTGTGTTATCAATGCAACAGTCGGCTTATAATGCTGGCTTTGCTTTAGGACAAGCTGCGGTCAGAGGCGAGCGTGCCGGTCAGCAATCACATTCACCATCCAAAGCCACATATCAATCCGGTATTTGGCTTGGTGAAGGCATGATAAATGGCTGTCGTGATATTGCCACAAAAGTATTCAGTACCGGTAAGAAACTTGGTACTGGCATAGTGGACTCCGTATCCGAAGCTATGCAGTCAGCTGAAGATATATTTGATTCCACAGTTGATGTAGCTCCTGTAATCACGCCGGTAGTTGATTTAACCGATATTCAAACCGGAGCTGCCAGAATCACAAGTATGTTCAATAATCCGTCAGTAACACCAATGACAAACATCCGAGCTATTTCCGGAATGATGGATAATCGTCAAAATGGAAATAATGAAGATGTGGTAAATGCCATTAATGGACTTAAAAAGAGTATCGGTAATGCCGGAAATACTTATAATAACATTTCTGGAATTACTTATGATAATGGCAGTGCTGTTTCAGAAGCTATCGAAACATTGGTAAGAGCAGCTAAGATAGAGAGGAGGAGATAGTCATGTCTCAGTTTTCAGACGGCACATCTGGTTCATCTTCACTAAATGATGTTTTTACTGATGGCTCTGAATATACAACCAATCTCAGTGCCCAAGTTCAAATCACTGAATTTGGGCTTGAGAAAGGTACAACCCGAAACGTATTTATAAAATGGACGTGGAATCAGCTACACACAAAAGAATTTCGTGTTGTTTGGTACTATTTCACAGGTCAAGGAACATCTTTTGTTGGCAGTGATGCCAGAGTAACAAATAAATATTCTTCATATAACGCACCATCCAATGCGACAAAGGTAAAAGTAAAAATACTTCCTATAGCCGACAGTCGTAAGATAGGAAATTATACCGCTGCGTATTGGACTGCTAAGTGGACTACTCTGAGAGAGTATAATTTCAAAAATAATCCACCAACTGTTCCGTCGGCTCCGTCAGTCACAATTAGTAATAAATATAAACTTACGGCATCACTTGCTAATGTTAATTCTGATACAGAACAAATCGAATGGTATGTTGTACGGGATGATAAAACTAAATATTATTCTGTAAAAACAAAAGTTAACAAAAATGCCGCGTCAATGACTTGTACCATTGATGCTGGAGGAAAATACAAGGTTAAATGCCGAGCGTGGAAGGGCAACCAGCATAGCGACTGGTCTGAATATTCCGGAAATGAAGGTACTGTTCCGACTGGAGTTGGTGAGATTACTCGTCTCGAAGCTTTTTCAGAAACAGGTGTACTGGTCGATTGGACTGGTGTTAAAAACTGTACCGGATATGAAATCCAATACACGACTCGACAGGGATATTTTGACAGTAACCCTAATGAAGTCAAAAGCCAAACTGTTCCGTCGAATATCAGTCATGCTGAAGTAACTGGTCTTGAGTTAGGACAGACATATTTCTTCAGAGTCAGAGCTACAAATGATCAAGGAAATTCTCCTTGGAGCAGTATCAAATCAATAACCCTTGGTAAAGATCCAACAGCTCCGACAACATGGTCATCGACTACGACGGCTATAGTTGGTGAGGAGCTTGTTCTTTATTGGGTACACAATGCTACAGATGGCTCTTCGGAGAAGCAGGCGGAACTTGAGTTGAATGTCGATGGAACTATCACAACTGAAACCATCGTGAATACAGCAACAGGCGACGACAAAGATAAGACTAAAAGTAAGAAGATAAATACGTCAAAATGGAGTGAAGGAACCACTCTAAAATGGCGTGTTCGAACTATGGGCATTACTGGAAATTACGGAGAATGGTCTGTCCAGAGAGTTGTAAACATTTATGCGCCCGCTACGTTACAACTCAATGTGACAGATTCTTCCGGAAGTGATATTTCTACTATTACGTCATTTCCTTTCTATATTAAAGGAATAGGTGGTCCGAGCACTCAGAAAGTTCTTGGATACCACGTATCAGTAGTGGCTTTGGAAGGATATAATACGGTTGACGAAACTGGTATGGCGATCGTTGTCGCTAAAGGTCAGGAGATATTTTCACGATATTATGACACTAGCGGAGAACTGTTACTTGAATTACATGCTGGAAATATCGATCTTCAGAATAATATTAGTTATCGAGTTATCTGTTCGGTTGCCATGGATTCAGGATTATCGGCAGAGAGAAATGAAGATTTCACAGTAGCGTGGACCGAAATGACCTATTCGGTTAATGCTGAGATGGCATACAGTCCAGAGACATATTCATTTCTTATCAGACCATATTGTCTTGATGAAAATAATAATCCTGTGAGCGACGTTACTCTTGCAGTATATAGAAGACAATTTGATGGAGAGTTTGTTGAAATTGCATCCGACCTTGAAAATTCATCGAATCGGTTTGTTACTGATCCACACCCTGCGTTGGATTTCGGGCGATATCGTGTTGTGGCTAAATCTAAATCAACTGGGGCTATCAGTTATTACGATATGCCGGGCTATCCTATCAACGAATCTGGAATTATTATCCAGTGGGAAGAGCAATGGCAGAACTATATCACATCTGAAATAAATGAAAATGACACGTATGCTGAACGTCCTTGGTCTGGTTCAATGGTGAGGCTACCATATAATGTAGACGTGTCAGACGATAGCGATTCAGATGTATCACTTGTCGAATACATAGGTCGAAAACATCCGGTGAGCTACTATGGGACTCAGGTCGGACAAACTGCAAATTGGAATACCGATGTTCCGCGTAGAGATGTAGAGACTCTTTATGCTTTGAGAAGATTAGCTGCATACCAAGGGGATGTATATGTCAGGGAATCAAGCGGGAGCGGTTATTGGGCTCATGTTAATGTGTCAGTAAGCAAAAAGCATCAAAATGGGGTAGTCCCAGTTACAATAAAAGTAACTAGAGTTGAGGGAGGGATTTAATATGCCAGATTGGACCAAATCAATGGAACAATCTTTTGAATATTATATTGTAGACCCTGGTACTTGGCGTGACCAAAAGAAACTCGACAATATACTTGACGGCACAATTGATGGAGATTTGGAGGCTGAAACGCTTGGTTCTGCAACATTTAATATAAGCGATTCAGTTGGGGAATGTTATATCAGACCCTATCTTGTTACTCGTCAAAATGGAATTACAGAAAGGTTCCCTATGGGAGCTTTTCTCGTTCAGACTCAGAAAACAGAGTTCGATGGTAAGTATACAAAGGTTCCAATCGATGCATATACACCTTTATTAGAACTCAAAGAGAATTTGCCGCCACTGGGATATTCAATAATGAAAGATTCTAATATTATGGACTACACATACAGACTCACCAGAGAACGAGTTAGGGCACCTGTTGTTCAAACATCAATAGATGAAAAATTATATTCCGATTTTGTGGCTAACACGGACGATACATGGCTTACATTCATCAATGACCTGATGGTGAATGCTAAATACCAATTTGGTCTTGACGAATTAGGTCGTGTTATTTTTATGCCTAATCAGGACGTCGATTGCTTACAACCGGTATGGGAATTTAATGACGATAATAGTTCCATTCTTTATCCAGATCTTAGCACAAATAGGGATATGTATGGAATCCCAAATGTCGTTGAGGTTTCGTATTCAGGCGCTACAGAAAATTATTATGCAAGGGTCGTAAATGACAATCCAAATAGTCCTGTATCAACAGTAAATAGAGGACGAGAAATAACCCATAGAGTTACAAATCCTGAATTTGCCGGCAAACCAACAGAAGGTCAGATAGAGATTTACGCGAAGAATCTTCTTAATCAATTGTCATCAATTGAGTACACTGTAACTTTTGCTCATGGTTATTGTCCCGTGAGACTTGGCGATTGTGTTCGATTAAATTATTCAAGGGCAGGAATAAATGGAGTAAAAGCCAAAATAACAAAACAATCTATTGTATGTAAACCGGGATGCAAAGTTACAGAAACGGCAATATTTACCAAGAATCTATGGAGGTGATCGTGTGGAATTATCAAAAGTCATAATAGATGATTTTGCGAAAGTGACAAATGACGATAGACACATTTCTCAAAATACTACGCTTTATGGAACAATCAAAGTAAACGGCGATAAAAACTATGTTCAATTGGACGGTTCAGATCTTCTCACGCCCTGCTCATCAAGTGTTAACGTCAAAGATGGTGAAAGAGTCATGGTTGTTGTTGGCGGGCATGAGGCAGTTGTTACCGGAAACATGTCTTCTCCAGCGGCAAGACTTGGCGATGTTGATGACGCTAAAAAAGAGATAGGTGATGCGGTAGATCAATCATTAGATGCATATGATGTAAAACTCGCTCAAATGAATGAGTTGGCAGCTAATACCTTAGGGTTTTATTATACAGAAGAGAAAACTGCTGACGGTTCGATCATAGCCTATCGTCATGACAAGGCGAAGTTAAGCGAATCAAAAATTATCTATAAAAATGGAATTGATGGTTTCTTTTTATCTGTGGATGGCGGACAAACATGGAAAGCGGGGTTTGATAGTAATGGCGATGCCGTTCTGAATATTCTCTATGCCATCGGTATTCAGTCAAAATGGATTAATACAAGAGGTTTTACTGCTACAGATAATAGTGGCAAAGAGACTTTTAAAATTGATGAGAATACTGGGTCAGTATATATTGACCCGAATACGTTCATGTTAGGTGATAAAGGAATTGCTGATACAATAAATGGTATTGTTTCAGACGCGTCCACAGTATTCATGTTGTTGAGTAATGAATATCAAGGCATCGTAACTGACGCAAATGGTAATATTGTCGGCGACTTTCCGAATTGCCAAACAACCATCACGATTATGTCTGGTAATGATGATGTTACTGCAGAAGCTACAATTCAGCCAACTTTAAGAAAAGGTATTATCGGAGAATGGGATGCTGAGACTTTCACATATACTGTAACAGGTTTAACCGAGGATAATTGTTATATCGAGTTTACTGCTTTATACAATGATTCCACAGTTAAAAGGAGATTTACTGTATGCAAACAAAGATATGGTAAAGATGGAGAAAATGCGGTATCGCCAGTCGTATCGGTTAAAAAGAAGGACGGCAAGACGATAATTTCCATTACCGATAAAACCGGAACTCATACTCAGGAAGTCCTTGACGGTGTAAATGGTACACCAGGTCCGAAAGGAGAAGACGGTAAAACTTCTTATTTCCATGTTAAATATTCTGACGATGGAGGAATGACATTTACCGATAATGCTGGCGAAAAAGCTGGAGCATATATCGGAACTTATACTGACCATATAAAAGCAGATTCAAATATTGTGTCTGATTACACTTGGGTTAAGATTGAAGGAAAAGACGGAGTGTCTCCTACAATCACTGTCACCAAGGAAAACGGTGTCGTAACGATTGTTACAAAAGATGGATCGCATACTTACACCCAAAAAATTCTTGACGGTACTAATGGTACACCAGGAGCAAACGGAACAAACGGACAGACTACGTATTTTCATTTAAAATACTCAAACGATGGTGGTAAAACATTCACTTCAAATAATGGAGAAGATGTCGGTGATTACTTTGGAACATATACTGATTTTGTGAAAGAAGATTCCGATTCAGTAGAAGATTATACTTGGGCTAAAATCAAAGGTGATGATGGTAAGGATGGAATTTCTCCAACGGTATCTGTTACGAAAAAGGATGGAAAAACAACAATCACGATAGTTGACGAGAATGGAACTCATACTCAGGAAGTCCTTGATGGAACCAATGGTACCCCCGGTACTAATGGTGTAAATGGTAAGACTACATATTTCCATGTTAAGTATTCCAACGATGGAGGAAAGACATTTACTTCAAATAGCGGTGAAACTGTTGGGGCGTATATCGGGACTTGTACTGACTACAATGTCTCTGACCCGACATCTGTGGGTTCTTATACTTGGGCTAAAATCAAAGGTGATGATGGTAAGGATGGAAAAGGTATTTCTAAAATACAAACCTTTTATCAAGCTAACAATAGTACGTATGGAATCTATACATACACCTCAGGTTGGAGTGAAACTTTCACAGCACCGAGCTCTAATTCAAGATATCTGTGGACATATCAAAAAACCACATACACTGATGGAAGTACCGAAACTACCACTCCTCACATTATAGGTTCGTATGGTAAAGATGGTTCTAATTTATCATCTGCTGAGATATGGGCGCTTTTGTTGCAACAGAATACCGACTTCATGTATAAAGGAAGCGACGGAAAAATCTACTTGAAGGCCAGTTATATTGATAGTGGTATTTTTTGCGGTTGGACTGCTGACAGAATTAATGGGAAATTATACGCAAACGCTAGTGATTTTGATTCAGATTCTGACAGCAACGCCACAGACGGTTTAATTACACCATCTGCTGAATACTACACAGAACTTAACGCAAAAAAAGGTATCATAAAAACTAGAATAGATAATCTGTTTGCAGAAGCAGGAAAATCAAGGAATTATGCTGCTTTATCTGGAAATAACATATATGCAAATACAGTTTATTCATATAATTATGCCAATAATGCATATTTTAAAAAAAAACTAACAGCAGCAGCAGCTGTTCAATTCAAAGGCATATCGAGCGGATCTGGGACGGATCTTGTTTTGACTGCAGCTACTATGAACGGAGGCTGTTTTGTAGTTAAGAAGTCCGGATCTTCAAAACGTTTTAAAATCCACAACTCCTTCATGGGCGAACAGGATGTAGAAAAACTTTATAATTTGCGTCCGGTTTACTTTAAATACAAACCAGGTTATCTTCGAGAGGGGGATCAAGATTGTGAACGTATTATACCGGGTTTCTATGCTGAACTTGTTGAAAAGTATTTTCCAGAAGCAGTTCGTTATGACGAGAAAAAAAGAGTAGCTGATTGGGACCCCAAAAAACTTGTTCCGGCAATGCTTAAATTGATTCAGTTACAAAAAGAACAATTGGATAGACAGGAAGAGCGTCTGTCTAAAATAGAATCTATTCTTAATATTAAGGAGGAATAATTATGGATTTTACAGCATTAACAAAATATTTTGTAGTAGTGGTAGTGGTGGCGTGCCTTATTGTAGGGTACATAATCAAACATACCACATTTCTTAACAAAATTCCAAACGATGATATTCCGGCTATTTTAGCAGTAATTGGGGCTGTGCTGAATGGCTTTGTCAGCGGTTGGACCATTGAAAATGTCGTGTATGGGGCTTTAATGGGATTAGCTTCTACAGGCTTTCATCAGGCGTTCAAATCATTTGTAGAAGGTGATTCCGATGATTCTAAGGAGGACCTCGATGACTGAGTTCGCTATTACATCAGGTCAGCTTATGTGGCTTTGTACATTAATAGCTGGCCTATGGAGTGTGGTTAAAATCATCAAGGAAATTCGTAAACCAAACGATGATTTGAAAAAGACTGTTGATAGGCACAGCGAGCTTCTCGACAACGACAATAAGCGCCTTAAAGAGCATGAAGAATCAAACCGCATGATTCTGAAATGTCTACTGGTAATCATCAATCATGAAATCACTGGTAATGGGATAGAGACCATGAAAGAAGCCAGAGACGACTTGCAGAAATATTTGGTCGATAAATAGTAAATGAAAGGGAATAATAGCAGTATGTTTGTCATTTATTTGTACCATACCGCCAATATTCCCTTTAAATACGGTATTCTCTGTTTCCATCGAGGAAGCTGCTAA